GTGCGGGCCGGCACGTCGGTGTTCAAGCATCCCACCGGGCATTACGCATCGATGATCACCACCCGGGTGCAGGGCGAACAGGCCTTGGTGACCGACAGCAACGCGGTTTATGGCCCGTGGCTGGAAGGTGTCGGCTCCCGCAACGCGACCACCCGGTTTAAGGGTTATCACTTCTGGCGCAAGGCGGGCCAGCAGGCGCAACGGCAGGCGCAACCGATTGCGCAGCGCATCCTGTCCAGGTTCATTGGACGCATGCAATGAGCTTGGACGTCAGAGGTATCACCAACGCCCTTGTGAGCCACGCCATGGCCTCAGGATTGTTCGAGGTGGTCAACGGTCACGAGCCGAAAAGCGCACCGGGAAACGGGCTCACAGCGGCTGTCTGGGTGCAGGACATCGGGCCCCAAGAAGGCGGGTCCGGACTGCAATCCACCACGGGTCGATTGGCGTTCACAGTCCGGATCTATAACGGGATGTTATCGGAGCCCCGTGACGACATCGACCCCAACGTCCTCTCGGCGGTGGACACCCTGATTGCGGCCTACTCGGGAGATTTCGAGCTGGGCGGACTGGTGCGCAATGTGGACCTGCTCGGGATGTCCGGTGCGCCGCTGTCGGCCCGGGCCGGCTATCTGAACCAGAACAACACGCTGTATCGGGTGATGGATATTAACGTGCCGGTGATCATCAACGATCTTTGGAGTCAGAGTGGCTAAGACATCGGGACTTTCTGACAACTTCTACATCGGCGGTTACAACATCTCCGGCGACGTGGGTTCGCTCGGCACGATCAGCGGCGGCAATGCGCCACTCGAGGTCACCGCCATAGACAAGTCGGCGTTCGAGCGGATCGGTGGGCAGCGGAACGGCACCATCGAGTTCTCCACCTTCTATAACACCGCCGCCTTGCAGGAGCATGTTGCGCTCAAAGGACTGTTGACCACTGATCGGACCCTGACTTACGCTCGCGGTACCACCATCGGCGACCCTGCCGCATGTATGACGGCGAAGCAGATCAACTATGACTTCACCCGGGCCGCCGATGGATCCTTGACTACTGCCGTGCAGGCCCAGTCGAACGGCTACGGCCTGGAGTGGGGCATCCAGCTGACCGCCGGGGTGAGAACCGATACGACGGCAACTTCACCCGCTACGGGTGTTGACACCACCGCCTCGGCCAGCTTCGGGATTCAGGCCTATTTGCAGGTGTTCGCCTTCTCCGGCACCTCGGTGACGGTGACCGTGCAGGACTCGGCCGATAATGCCAGCTTCGCCAACATCTCCGGGCTGAGCGCTTTCACCGCCGTCACGGCGGCCCCCGGCGAGGAGCGCATCGCCTCCACCAACACCACGACGGTCCGCCGCTACCTGCGAGTGATCACCTCCGGCACCTTCTCCAACGCCGCGTTCAGCGTGGTCGTGGTGAAGAACGAGATCGCCGGCCAGGTGTTCTAGTGACTACGCAGCGTGACAAGACGATGCCGCCCCGGGACGGCCGCCGCTCCAAGCCCCAGATCAAAGGTGCGGATCTGGAGTACGACCAGGCACGCCGCATCGAGCTGTACCAGATCTACGGGCCGCAGGAGCCGGGGCCGCACGACAAGCCCCGCACCGTCACCAGGCGTGGAAGGGCTGGTCCAGGATGAGCCAGCCCTTCCGCCTAGACCCGGCCATGGGCGTGGGGTCGTACAAGACGTACAGCATCCGCCAGCCGAAGACTGCCCAGACCCGGATCGGGACTTGTGAGCAGGCCGGCTGTGAGGCGTGGGAGTTCGGCTGGCGCACCATCGTCCCGTTCGGCTCTACCCAAGCCGACTACATCCGGGCCAAGTCAGGTAGAGCGTTCACCGAGACGGTAGAGAACGGGATCTGTACCTTCACCTTTCACCCCGGGCAGAAGTGCTTCGGTGAGCATCACGTGTTGGACCGGCCCCAGTTCTATCTGGTGCGGGATGGTGACTGGCGGGGCAACCCAACCGGCAGGCAACGGATGCACACCACCGGGGATTACTGGGTTGAGGATTTCGCAGAGCATCAGGCCAAGTTGGCCGACCAAATAGAGAAGGGATAGGCCATGGCGCTACTTGGCCATATTGGCCCGTCTCTTAATCCAGCCAGCAGGGTCTTTACGCCTGGCGTTCTGTTCCGCCCTGGTCAGCCAGCGGCAGTTTCCGGGCTCGTAGTTTCCATCGTTGTCGATTCGATCGATGGAATGCTCGAGGCTGGGCCGTTCGCCCATGTCCTCAAGAAACAGCATGAAGTCAGACCAGCGGCCGCATACCGAAATGCCTCGTCCTCCATATCGCTCGTAGGACGCATTGCGGGGGTCTTGGCATCGGCTGTGCATCGAGGTCCAAGTGTTGTAGGTCGGAGTACTCGCCCATCCGTGCTTAAAGCTGGACGTGCGTTCTCCCGTGTAGCTTGCCAACTTGGCTCTGGTTTCGTCCGTATGGTGCTTGCCCTGCATTGGGTGCGAACCCTTCGCATTGTGGCCGGCGATGTATTTGCTAACTCGATTGCGGCGCTCATCGACTGCCGCGTAGTTTCCACATCCGCATGCACACAGCAGCGGAATCAACCCTCTGTCCATGCAGCAAGTATAAGGCTTGGGTGGACACGCAGTAAAGGAGCGCAGTAGATATCGCCAAACAGAGTGGCCTCGGATGGACAACGGCGTCGGTGGACGACAGCGGCGGCACCGTCCGGGCGATCGTCAACGACTTCACAAACCTGGAGTTCGCCACCCCGCGTGGCGTGCAAGAGGTCACCGGTATCGACAAGTCCGCGATCGAGCGGATTCTGCTGCTGGCCGACATGTCGGTAACGTTCAACGGCCCGTTCAACCCGACCGCCACCACCAGCTCACACGCGGTGTTCAAGACGGTACCGTCCACTTCCGTGGCCCGCACCACCACGCTCACGCACGCATCCCAGACGTTGGCGGCGGAGATCCTGTACACCGACTACGCCCTGACCCGTGCGGCGTCTGGTGAGTTGACTTACTCGGTGCCTGGTGTGCTTGCGGACGGCACCGTACCGACCTGGGCGTAGCTGATGGGGTTCAAGCATCAGGCAAAGGTGTACCGGCTCGTCTTTGATGATCCGGCCCTGGCCGGCCTGGAGGTACGGGCACGGTCGCTGTCCATCGGTGAGTTGCGTGACGATGACACCTCTGTGCTCGAGGCGTTCGCCAAAGCCTTGGATTCGTGGAACTTGGAAGACGAAGGCGGGGAGCCGCTACCTCCGACCCTGGAGACACTCGAAAGCTATCCGGACATCGACTTCATCAACGCCTTATCGGCAGCCTGGCTGAACGCGGTGGCCGGTGTGGACGACGAACTGGGAAAAGGCTCCGACTCTGGCAGGCCGTCCCTGGAGGAGTCAGCAATTCCGATGGAGCCGTTGTCACCAAGCCTGGCGAGCTAGAACAGGCCGAATTGATCCTGGGCCTCTGCGACAGATTCCACAAACTGCCGTCGGAGGTGCTGGCCGAGGACGCCTACCTGCTGCAACTGCTGAAGATCGAAGAACTAGGGACCCCGGAGGAGGTGGAGTTCGATGGCCAATGAGGTAACGATCCATGTCAAGGCCAAGGACGACGCCTCCAAGACCATCAGCACAGTCGGGCAGCACGCCAAGACGGCCGCCAGCCACATTCAGACGATGGGCCAGGCTGGTGTCAAAACATCAAAGATGGCGGTTGCAGGGTTCGCGGCTATGGGTGGCGCTGCTACCGTCGTCGGTGGCAAAATCCTGGACCTGGTGACGGCCCCGGTCAGATTCGGCCTCGAGGTGGCCGCCGCCAACGAACAGGCCAAGATCAGTTTCACGACCATGCTCGGGTCGGCGAAGAAGGCCGACGCCTTCCTGGTCAAGCTGAAAGACTTTGCAGCTAAGACACCGTTCGAGTTCCCCGAATTGCAGACCGCCGCATCGGCACTGATTTCGGTCGGAATCAATGCGCACAAGGTCATCCCGATCATGACGACCCTGGGCAACGTCACCTCTGGTATGGGCACCGGCTCCGAAGGTGTGAAGCGGGCCACCATCGCTTTGCAGCAGATGTCAGCGGCCGGTCGGATCACCGCCGAGGATTTGAATCAGCTTCGTGATGCCGGGATTCCGCTGAACATGGTGTTCAAGGCCATCGGCGAGCAGACCGGGCAGTCCACCAAGAAGCTGATGGAGCTGTATCAGACGGGGAAGTTGGGCAAGAAAGAGTTCGAGGCCCTGATGAAGTCCCTTGCTTCCGGTAAGGGCTTCGAGCGGTTCAACGGCCTGATGGATCAGCAGTCGAAAAGCCTGACCGGCATGATTTCCACGCTGAAGGACACCTTCGGCCAGGGCATGGCCAACGCCCTCGAGGGCGCTATTCCGTTCATCAAAGGAGCCATCAACCGGCTGACTATTGCCATGGGCAAGTTTTTCAAGTGGACCCAATCGCATCAGGACGATTTGGCGCAGGGGTTCATCAGCGCCGGCAACGCCATCCTGGGGCTCGGTATCGCCTTCTCCGACATGGCGGTTATTGCGCTGCGCTCGATAGGCAAACTCGGGGACATGTGGGACGGCCTGGATATGTTCCAGCAGGCGACCCTCAAAAAGCTGGGCTTCGACGGGTCGGCGTTCGCCGCGTTCGGGAAGTCGGCCAACAGCGCCGCCGACTCCATACAGGGCATGGGCGGCAAGCTGAAGAGTGCAAAGAAAGAGTGGGACAAGTTCGGCAAGGAGACGAAAAAGAAACTCCTGCTGGCCGAGTTCAAGGCCGACAAGAAGGATTTGGATGCGAAGCTGCGCACTGCCAAGCGGCAACTGAACGACAAGGACCTGACAAAGACCCGCAAGGCTGAGCTGCGGGCAAAGATCGATCAGCTGCTGGCGGCGAAGCGTCGGGCGCAGGCTGCGATCAACAGCCTGCACGGCAAGTCGGTCAATATCGGGGCCTACTGGACAGGCAGCAAGGCCATTGCCAGGGCACGGGCCGCCATCGGCCACGGCCTCACCAAAGCCACTGGCGGCAACGTGGGCGGCGGAGCCGAGACCGGTGGACTACGGGGCAATCAGGTACTGGTCGGCGAGCAGGGGGCGGAGATCGTGGACCTGCCGATGGGTTCGCATGTGAACTCGAACCCCGACTCCCAACGGATAGCCGGTGGCAGCAAAGGTGGCGGTGGGGGTGTCCACTTCCATTTTCACGGCCCGGTGTACGGCGACCACAACGCCCTGAAACGGGCGCTGGTGAATATGAAGCGTGCCGGTGACCTGGACCTGGTGCTGCGGTGAGCATCACGGTCAAGATCGACTGGAACAAGGACGGGGATTATTCCGACACCGGGGAGAATGTCACCACCCGCGTGATGGAACGCTCCAGCGTCACCCTGGAGTATGGCCGGGATCTGTCCCAACCACTGTCACCGATGGTGGCAGGCCGGGGCGGCTTCACCCTCAACAACGCCTCGCAGGATTACAACCCGCTGAACGCCTCGAGCCCTATCTTCGGCCTGATCAAACCGGCCCGGCCGGTGCAGATCATCCGCACCGTCTCGGCCACCCCGTACACCCTGTTCGAGGGCCACACCGACGACACGCCACTCAATCCGAGCCTGTCGGAGAAGACCGTCACGGTGTCGATGGTCGACTACTTGGCCGACTTCCGGGGCTACACCCTGAACACCGCC